CGGATAATATGAGCTTCTCGGCTGTGCTCTGTGAGAGCCCAAAGGATCTCTTGAGTAGCTGAACGATCATCGTCCAAAGTCTGTTGATAAGCCAAAGGTGTTTTCTCAGCCCAACGGCTAATGGTTTGAAAGTCGATCTCATCGCCAACGCATAAAACGCTGTCAAATCTTTCACGCTTTGCCAACTTGATGACATTCTTAACGGCTGTTTCATGATGGTAGGGAATTTGCAAATCACTTATTACTAAGTATCGCTTAATCGTCATCCTCATCGTCAGTTGGATCTATGGAAGGAATAATCCCGCCATCGCCTACGACCCAATTTGGAAATGTTTTTACTTCAGTCATGAGCCAGAAAGCGTGTTCAGGCGTAAATCCTGCTTTTCTAGCTGCTTTGTAACATTCATGCAAAGCCAAGTAATGCTGGTCTATTTTGCTTAATGGCTCAGGAGTTTGGCGAACGACTCGACGATTGATCTTTTTGCGTTTGATAGGTTTTCGTGTGTTCGCCATAATTAAAATTATGACTTACTAATCAAGACAAACAGATCATCGACACGCTTTTCTAGCCTTGTAATTTGATCCTTGATCGAACTTCCAGAATTGGGTTTCAATTCTTGTAAATAGGATTTAATAACCCAGCGCAGACCCAGTAACAAACTTGTGGATACGGCGGATACGCCAACGGCTATACCAACCCATTCGTTGGCTGTCATTTCGCATTAAGTCCATAATCAGCTTCTTTGCCGGACTTTGGATCAAGTGCCTTGGCAAGAGGTGCAACCAATGCTCCAGCAAGGATTGCAAATTCTGGTCGAATGTCAGCAACAATTGCCAATACGACAGTTATACCCGAAGCAGCCACAGCTCTTAAATATGACTTGATTGCTGCCTTATGCTTGTTTGATAGTTTCATGCCTTGCCTCCTAGTAGTGGTATATGGAAAAACTCAGAATTCTTATCTTGATCTTTCTTGAAACTTACATGGACATGATGTAAGTGAGGATTGCCCTTATATTTACGCCAACGCCATCCAAGTAAAGGTGATGCAATTTGTGATTGATGAATTACATAACTGATGCGACCCTTGGATTTCCCATATTGTCGAATTTGATCTGCCAAATATGCTGAAAGCCCTTTGTCGTCAGAAAGCCGAGCGTCAATATCAATTGCTCGCACAACATTTCCTGCTGTGGGATCTGGGTTATGATCGCTCTTTCGTGTGCTATGTCTAGCATCACCAATCCACCCATCAGATTTGCGACTACGCTCTGGGAAGGAATCATCGATCTGTTCACGCAGTTGCACAGCTGCTTTAGATAACCAAGGTTTCAATTTCAACCCATTCTAAATTTGTTTCATCCCAGCAATAAAAGCCATTAGGCATAGGTGTTGGTGGTTGCCAATCAAAATTATCATCTAATGACCACGATGGAAATGGCTGAGGTGCAATAAATACATCTGCAATGGCGTCATAAGAATAACCAATACCTGCATATTGTTTGCGAATTTTGTTATTGTATGAAGTGCGTTTAATGTTATATCCTGTTGCTTGAGTGTAAAATGTTTCAGTATCTAATCCATTAATTAATTCTGTTTCATCAACACCAACACTTACATTTACAACTATATTGTTTTGATCTAACCAAGCGTAATGTGCCATTATGCCCAACTAACGTTTCCAGCGGTTGCAGCAGTAATTGTTGCTCTCTTATATCCACCACTTGCAGCACTCTCTGTACCTGTAACACCTGCACCAAATGTAATTGTTAGAGTGGCTGGGTATCTTAAAATTATAACTCCTGAGCCACCTGAACCACCATTTGCATAAGTTGTGCCAAAACCACCAGCACCACCGCCACCGCCAGTATTTATGCTTCCAGCAGTTCCAGTAACTTCCGAGTTAGTTCCAGCACCACCACCGCCTGAACCACCTGTGCTAGCCGTTCCACCAGTTACGCCACCGCCACCGCCACCTGCATAAGTAACTGATGAACCCGTAATAGATACTGCTACACCATTACCACCATTACCACCAACAGTAGTAGTTCCATTTGTTCCAATTACTCCCGCACCACCGCCACCGCCACCGCCATCATTGCCGCCTTGAGCGTTGTTACCACCTGCAAAACCTTGATTAGCAGTTCCGGCACCGCCTGTATTTGGAGCAAGCGCATTTTGACCAGCACCACCACCTGAACCACCAGCACCACCATTTATTGTCGTACGAACAGAACCACCCCGCCCACCGCCAGTAGATGTTATTGTGCTAAATAGTGAATCATTTCCATTTGTTCCATCGATAGTGGTAGCACCAGTACCACCTGCGCCAACAGTGACTGTGTAATTTGTCGAAGGTGATAATGTCAAGGCAGATTCTAAACTTCCTCCGCCGCCTGTTGCGGTAACTGTAGAACGAAGTCCACCAGCACCACCACCACCGCCAGTAGACCCCCCACCACCACCGCCAGCAACAACTAAATAATCAACAGTAAATGATCGTGGGTAATTTTGACTAGCAATTACTCCCAATATGCTCATTACGCAATATCTCCCACAATGTACCAAATATCGGTTGCAACCTTAATACATGAAGCAGCTGAAAATTGTGCTCGTAATTTAGGTGCAGTTGCTGTTGAGCCAGTTGATGAAATAGTTGTAGTTCCTGATGTTACGGCTTTAATTGTTGTTTGACCTGTACCAATTTGAATCATATTAATAACTGTTCCAATAGGAAATGCAACATTTGCATTCGTAGGAATTAGAAAATCATTAGCAGATCCCACAGACATTGTTACCAGTTTTTGGTCAGCGTCGGATAAAACTACTGTGTAGGTTGCGGTTTGCGCATTTAATGTTAATTTTGATCCAGCAGCATAATCATAAGAAAGTGTTAATGCTCCAGTTGTGCCACCACCTGTTAATGGGCTGTTTGTATTAACAGCTGTAATATCACCAACATCGTTTGTAATCCAAACAAAGTCCATGTCGGTATTTGAATTTTTTGACAATATCTGACCAGTTGTGCCACCTTCAAGATCTTGCATAGATGTATCAATTGCTTGACCAAGGGTGCGAATAGCAGCTGCGCCATCTTTAACCAGATCTGTGTCGTCTGGTGTTTCCCATCCAAAATAAGTTGTGTTTGCCATATTAAACTACTGCTCCTATCGCATTTTCCCATGTAAGTGTACCACTTAGAGTGTTCCAAGCCTCTGAGGCTGATACCTGCTCCCATTCAACTGCAACAGTTGAGAACTCGATCGGGCTCAAATTTATGGTTAAGAATAATTCGTTGAATCTAGTGCTCCAACGCCAGCCTTCAACATAACCCTCAAACTGTTGAGTTGGGGCTATCTGGACAGGCAAGTCTGTTATTCGCATTGGCTGACCCACAAAGATCCCAAGCAATGCATCTCGGTCTGCGTCATCAATGGCTGAGTTAGTCAATGGAAATGTAATGCTGTCAAATAAAGCTCTTGGATAGGATCTTAAAGATATAAACCGATTAGCGACAGATTGAGCATCGGTGGCATCGTGCAAGACTGTGTTGATCGTTTCGCCTCGGTAACCAAATACCTCAATACTGTCTAAATCAATTGCGCTTACCTGTGAACCAAAGTTGTTGCCATAATTTAGGAATACATCGTTGCGGACATCTGCGCCCCTAGTCAAAACCTTTAATCCTGCTCCAAAGGCTGTGTTTGCTGAAATCTCTGTGTAGCCATTATTGGCAAGATAATTCTGTCTGTGTAAAGCATCGGCATATCCAATGCGTCCTTCGTTATCCTCATACAAAACACCAAATGCGCTGTCAGCAATGAGGCTTGCAATGTTATAGACAGTATCAGGGTCTGTGCCTCGATTTGTAATTTCATAAACACCAGGGCGATCAATCTCGCCAAGTCCTAGATTTTCCGCATTTGCCCAAGTAACTGTTGGGTCATAACCTGCCCAAGTTTCAGCTGCTGGCACTTCATTCCAATTGTTTAAGAATAGATCAGCAAGCAATTCAAAGATCTGGTCGCCATCATCATCTCGAGCCAATGTGCCGTCATAAATAACCTTGGGCAATTTAGCCAATGAACCTAAAGCAATAATCGTATAAGTAAAGGTTTCGGCAACACTACTAGCTGAAGCAACCTCGGCTGTGATGTCTGTGATGTTGCCACCAAATAAAGTCCTAAAAACATTGGTGCTATCTTTGACTTGTAATGCTATTCCGTCATTGACTTGGAAATTGTAGTTTTCATTATTCAAAGCCACTAATGCGATTTGAATATAAGATGGGGTTGGTTGTGCGTAAATATCCTCACGCCCTGCTTGATGGGCTATATCAGAAATGGCAACATCGGTGTATTCCACACCATTAATGCTTAACTTATACTCAGGCGTAAAGACTGACATTATCTCGCTCTAGTGATGCCGCTGTTATATAGCTGTGGAACTGATCTTGATGAACTCTGATTAATAACCTTAGCAACTGCTCTAGCAGCACCCTCAGAATCTACTGCTTGAACTGTTATGTTATTGACTGTCGTGCCAGCCCTAGCTGCTCCAGCAGCAATTTGGGCAGCGGTGGCGGTTGTGGCTGTGCTAGCAGTTGTTGCAGTTGTAGCAACAGATGCAGCGGAGGATATTCCGGCACTTGATCCTATTGGGCTAATGTTTGGCAAAATTGGAATGGCATTGTATCGAGCAATTAAAGCATTAATTGATGCGATTGCAACATCTACCGCTGTTTGAATTCCTGAAATTACTTTACCAATTATATCAACAATACCACCTGCAATAACTCCAACAGTCTTGAGAGCAGCACCTAAAGTGCCAACCAAAATTGGAATTACAACATCAACAACAAATTGACCAAACGCATCAAAGGCTTCTTGATTATCTTTAATGGCTTGCTTGATTGGATCGAAATATGCAGCAAATTGTTGTAACTTAGGAACTACTTGATTAACAATAAGATCAACAAATCTTTCAACAAATGGAAGTAATCGATAACCAATTTCCTCTTGCGCTTCGGCAAAGGCTTGCTTTAATCGATCAATTCTGCCTTGGAATGTTTCAGCGTTAGCAGCTGCTGCGCCACCATAAAGATTGGTCAATGCCTTGGTGGTTTCGGTAAAATCCATCGCCTTTAGATCGGCTTGGCTTAAACCAATTCCTAATCTGGCAAGTCTTGTATCTTGTCCCTCAAAAGCCTTTGATAATGCCTCAACAACTGTGCCAAGTTCCTTACCAGTTCCCTTTGAAATATCAATTGCTAAATTCAATAAATCTTGTGACTTAGTAACATCCTTGGTTGAAACCGATAATCTCTGGAATGAGGCTCTTAACTCATTGTCGGTAATGCCTGTGGCTAACTGGGTCTTTCGTATGTATTCCTCAGTTGCAGTTATTTGGGCATTTGTAGCCCCTGTGGCGGTCTTTAGGGCAGCAGCCAACCTTAACTGTGCCTGTTCATCCTCAATGGCTGATTTGACCCCATCAACGGCTAGTTTGACGCCATAGGCAGCAGCTGCGGCAGCAGCCACCGCAAATGCAGCAGCAGCCTTCTTTCCAAATTCAGCAATCTTGCTAGCATTGGTTTCAACGGCTTTATCAGCTTCGCCTAACTTCTTTTTTAAGTCATCAACATCCGCAAGAATTGATAACTTTAATGTGCGATTACCGGTTGCCATTAGACCCATTCCTTAATGATGCGATTAAAAGCCTGTTCCCATTTGTTAATCAATTCAGGCTGAATTCTGCGAAGGGTTGGATAGATAAACCAACCTCTCGAACCTCTGCCTTGCCGTCCTGAATATGTAGGGAATTGCTTGAACTTATTAGATCCAAACTCAACACCACCCCATAGGGTTTGCGTTGTAGCCCCACCTGAAAACTTTTGTCGTGCGAAACCATAACGGAACTCACCGATTTTGCTGGACTTTGAGATGCTAACTCCATCCGCAACTCTTTGCGCAACCTTGCCAGATTTTTCTCTGCCTCTAGCTGCCTGTTTAATTTCCTCTGATGCAAAATACGCCAGAGCAGCAGATTGACTTCTTGCTTCCTCTGTTGCTTGATCGTCCATAAGTTTAAAAGCCTTGTAAATATCACGCAGATCGGATTTGTTGTAGGCGATTGTTTCATTTGCCATTCCTTCGCTCCAATATCTCGATCGCTGTTAAAATGTCCTCTGCTTCAACCCATTCGCTCATTGGTATT